ACGCAAGTTCACGATCATCCTTGGCTTCGGAGATCAGGTCCTTCGCAATCTTCTGAATCCTGGTGGGGCTCAGGTGTGCGGTTTTGGGTACATAAGGTGAAGGCATATCAGCTTTCCTCCTTAGTATCTAGTTCGTAGAAATGTTTTTTGAGATACCAATTAACTAAATTATCCCACTCGCCAAGTGTTAGATCTAGGCCAAAAGGCTTCCACCCAAGAGGTTCGTTGCTTAGAATATTCATAGTAGGTCTATTGATGTCATTTTAGCATCATGAAGGGTAATCCCCTCTGGGATATCGAAAATTATATCTGCCTTTGTTATTTCATTAACAAAATCCACGTTGGAAGGGTACTCAATGTTAAGATTAATTTTCATTGTAACATTCTGTCGAACAGTATCGACTTTCCTTTCAGTGGTGCCTACTTTTATAGACTTTTCTTGTTTTTTGTCTCCCCAAATCCAACTCATAACTATCTCCGCTTAGAAAACTTTTCAAAGTCCTGGTCATCGTCAAGCTCTTCTGCGATGTCCCAATAGTCTTCTGTCTGATTATTATAGGAGAATGTTTTGAGCTTTGCTTTACTTTTTCTGCGGTTGTTTCGTCGAGCGTTCACTTGGTCATGAACATCATCATCAAAGTTCTTTCTAAATGTATCAGCCATACTAAAAAATACCGAACTGGTCTTCATCTTCTTCCGGCTCGTCTACGTCATAAGCAAAAGTTATTTCCGATAATTGCTTAGACACTTTCCCCTCCATAGGAAACGACATAGCCACCTCTTCCTTCTTGTGATCCCAATACATGGTAGCACACTCATGGTCCTCTTCCATCATGTCATAAATCAAATTATACAAGCAGCAATTCTTGTAATAATCCATGAACTGAGGATCTCCTGCGGTGTAAGACTCCTCTCCACCATTCTGGTTAATCCAGAAAAGCATCTGCGCTTCGGTAATGTAAAGGCCGTTGCTATCTACGAGCAGCGGAACTCTGAACTCATCCATGATAAAAAAGTGAGGAGGAAGGCGACGGGGGAAAACCTTCCTCCTCTGGAAGTGAGGGACCAGCCCTCAGTTATATCTAGTGGGGCTGAGGGCTTGCCCCGTAAAGTTTTTATCAGTTGTTGGCGAAGTTAGCAGCAAGGTCCCACAGTTGGCTGTTAAGCTCAACGTCCCTGGAGATGCTGGTGATCTTACGAGCCTTACGGCGCGTCTTAGGATCAACCCAGCCAGCACGGGTGAGGTTCTCCTGAGCGATGTTGTAGGAGGACCAAAGGTCGATCTTGTCGTCCTCTACGCGGCGAGCGGTGCCCACCTGATTGATGGTAGCTTGATCCGGGTTCTCCCAACGAAGAGCAGCAGCCTCAGCGAAGAACCTGTTCTGCTCATGCAGGGCGAGGTGACGCCTGTTCCAGTTGTCACGAGTCTGGTAGATCTCGTTCGTAGAGGCAACCAGCTTCTGAGAAGCAGCGATAACATCATCAGGCGAGTAGCCGATGTGCTTGACCTTGACCTTGCCGTAGTTCTCATCACCGATGATGAGACCGTTGGAGCATACCATGCGGAAGATGCCAGCGTGCAGGTTGTAGGTCTGGAGGCCATTGTGGCTGTTGACAATCAGTAGCTCGACGAAGCTGTCGCCCACCTTGGTGCGCTCCTCAACCTTCTGACGGCGCATACGGACGATGTGCTTGGCGTGGATGTCTTCCCACTTGCGGGAACGGACCTGCTTGGCATCCCAAGCTTCCCAGCCATCCTCCTGAAGCGTCTCGATGACGCTAGTGGTGGGGATGAAGGTGTAGCGGTCAGAAGTCCGCTCCTCGCTGGGGCTGGTGGCGAACACGGCGGGAGCTTGGCGACGGAGCATGTCTTCGTTGATAATCATGGTTCTGTTTTTTGGTTGAATGTTGCGCCCAAAGTAGGCGTCGATGGAGCCAGTAACGAGTCGGCTCAGGTCTCTTTCGTATGCCATATTATACCTCTTCTGTGAATACTTGCAACCTCAAACACCGATTACTTTGCGAAGTTCGGCAAATTCCTCACCTAAGAAGCCTTCATAAAAGGACTTACGTTGGAACTTCTTCTCACCAAAAGTAAACCATCCTCCACTCTGCTTCACGATTCCGTCCACTACAAGGAAGTCTAGGAGCCCTTCGTAGGGGTCCAGGCCCTCGTCATACATCAGCTTGAACGTAGTCTCGCGGAATGGAATGGATACCTTGTTCTTGGTGTTCCTGAGCCTTCCTTGGATGCCGATGATCTGCTTGTTCTCGTCCTTGATGAGGTCAGAGGTCTTGTTCGAGATCGTCTTCATGTTGACGCCCAGGTAGTATTCAAGGCTCTTTCCTCCTGCTGCCTGGGTCTCTGGGTTTCCATACATGACGCCCACCTTGTTACGGATCTGGTTGATGACCACTAGGCCCACCTTGTGCTTGCGTAGCAGGGGATTGATCTTGCGTAGACAGGCACCCGTGCTCTTAGCCCTGACGGCTCCCTGCATGTTGTTGCCGTCGTAGTTCTCTGCCTCGAATTCTGCTTTACTTGGAGAGACCGCGATGCTATCATATGCGATCACGATAGGCGTGTCTGCGTCTGTCTCCCTGATGGCCTTGATCGTGTCCTCGATAACCTGAAAGCAATCTTCTAGCGTGTCAGGGGCAGCGTAAATCAACTTCTTGGGGTCTAGGCCCAGGCTCTCAGCAAACTCTGGGTTATAAGCGTTCTCAGAGTCCACAAGCATGGCGTAGTAGCCCTTCTGCTGCGCGTCCTTCAGGATGTGCGTAGCGAACACGGTCTTAGCTGTGGATGCCTCGCCCATGAACTGCGTGATCATGCCGATGGGTATGCCCTTGGTGTAGTCTCCACTGATGACACGGTTGAGGGCGTAGCTCCCTGTGGAGACGAAGCCCATGTCTGTAATCTGATCGGAAAGGAGGCCCGCGTTCTTGAGCCTGTCTAATACTGTTTTATCCATGCTATATTATAGACTTTTGACTTCTTGGGCATCTAGGTTTCCACTGTAAACCACATGCTTAATTCCATATTTGTTTATCAGTGCTTGGCAAGAAGAACAAGGCTTCGCAAGTAGATCGTTAGCACGATACACATAGATCGTGGCCCCCTTGATGTTGATCCCTTGACGAATAGCCTTGTATATTGCATGGCTCTCTGCGTGGAGTGTTGAAAAAGCACCGGAGCCATACTTAGGGTGAGTTTTTCGGCTATTGCAAGCAGCAATCAACACTTTGTTGCCTTTAGCTATAGCGGCTCCCACCCTGAAACGGTGCTCTGATTTCTCAGATTGCCTGATTGCCGCCCTCATCGGCGGCACGGACAGTCGATACTTCATTAAAAACTACCAGGTCGGTAAACGCCAACGCCAGAGATCTTGACCCTGGGGGTGACGTTGCCCATATATCGTTCAAGAGTGCTAGGCTTCTGTCGCTCAGGATCACAATCCAAGCAGCGAGCTTCCTTCTTGTCTTCTTCATAGTTCTCCATAGTCATAAAGACAGACCAAAAGGCGTCACACTCCGTACAGTAAAATTCGTAATCAGGCATCAGCGATCATCCCCTGAGCCACCAAGGACTCCTCTTTCTTTCCTGTCTCCTAGCTTCATGATGTTTACTTTGGCTACGGTCTCAAGGTCAGTGCCTAGCTCCGTTGCGATCTGTGCCACATACCATAACACATCACCTAGCTCCTTTGCAAGCTGATCAATATCATTTACATCAGCTTCGCCTCCTTTGTCTCGAAGAATCTTCTTGTACTTGTTGCAAAGCTCCCCAGCCTCACCAGCTAGACCTAGGATAGGGTAGTTTAGTCCTTCGGGGTAGATCGCCGTTTCGTTGGCTTGAATTTGGTAGTCGTTTAATTTCATATCTGTATTATATCTCGTTATCTTATTTTCTTCGCCGGAACTCCAGCATAAATCCCAGCGTCATAAATATTTTTTACCACGGCTGCGTTCATGCCTATAGTAACATCTTCGCAAACTCGAATCCCTTCTCGAATGGAAGCGTTTGTTCCTAAGTAAACTTTTTCTCCCAATGAGACGGAGCCAGAGCACTTGCCTCCAGGAGAAGATGTATAATAATCATCTATAATGGAATCATGCCCGACCGTGCTGCATAAATTTAAAATATTGTGTTTCCCTAGTGTGACATTTGTAGTAACTACCGCCTGAGGACAGATAATGCTTCCTTCCCCAATTTCCACATCTTTCCCGACGACAGCGGTGGGATGAACAAATGAAAAGAACTTAGTTTCCTTAGGCAAGCCGCTCACAATTTGCTTTCTGAGTGCGGGATCACCTACGCAGATAAGTAGTTGGTATTGCTGTGGGTCGAAAGAAGATATAGGTTCTGCCTCTTTTTCACAGTAAGCATCATCTACAAAAATTTCAACGGGCTCCTCTAGGTACGATAATACCTCACGGGCAAATCCCCCGAAGCCAAAAATTGCTTTTTTCATTGAGTATACACCTCGTATTTTGATAGGTCTGGGTATGGTATGGTAAGGTCGTCGTTTTTCTTTTTTGAGCCATCTAAATTGTAAAACTGATTCATTAATAACAACCCCCTAGCTGCTAACTCTGGCATCATATAGAAGTTCCATCCTAGCATATCTAAATTATCATCATGGTAGGAGCACTCTCTTCGCCCTGAGTATCTGGCTCTTTTAAACCATAAGTATGCTTGGTAATCATCTGTCAGTATTGCTCCACCCTTACTTAGTTTAAAATGTTTATACGGCCCAGTAAAGGATAAGCACATATGACTGCCTGAAATATACATGTCCCCGGTAAATCTTAAAGCTGAGTCCCAAATATTAGTTGGGGCAAGATTATAAGCACCCGTTATGGTCTCACCTTCAACGGGAACCCAGTTTACCTTAGCTCCCGCGTGAATAACTTCACACGGCACTGACGGGTAGGTTCTGCTTGGTAGGTTTATAACCTTACCTTTAACATCCTCGTACATCAAGCACAGAAATAAAGCATTGCTTGCATTATCCACAGTTACTGCGTAAGGAGACCCTGTGTATTTACACAACTCTCTCTCAAAATCTTCGGTTACTTTGTATACTCCGTTAGACATTTACTTCTTTTTAATTAAAATAGTCCGGTAAAGTGTGATTAATAAACTTTTTAACAGTTTGCTCAGATAGTTCCTGCTTTTCATTTAAAAATGCTATCAGTTTCTGCTTTTCTTTAAGTTTAGTGGCTTGATCTCTTCCGTAGGCCATACCGTATTTTAACCACGGGTTTTTACTAAAGAATTCTTCCTCGTTCATTCCTTCTTCAGGCATAAGAATCACTTCACAACCGCACAATACAGCAATAATAGCACTCCAAGAGGTAATATCATAGAAATAAACTTTTTTTATTCTGTTAAATACTCGTAATAATTCATTTCCTGGTAGATGCGGGGGAATTTCAAATAAACTTTTATGCTTCTCATCCAAAGAAAAAGATTTTTTCTCTCTTGCTTTATAAACAAATACAGCTTCCTCTATGTCTCTTTGTACACCTAAGTCCTTATAAGTGTCTAGACCAGCCTCAAAACAAAATAGTAACTCAGGTTCTGAGTCTTGTTTCCGGTCTTTCATCTCTGACCTATTATTGATTAAAGTTTTTTCACTAAACTTTTCCATAAAAAATACTTTAAGATCATTTTGTTTATACTTATCTTCGATATGCTTTTCTGGATAGTAGAGTATCCAGCGAACAACTTTTTTAAAGTTGAAAGGATTCCCTTCCGTACCCTCAGGATAAATGATTATATCTTCATCCAAATCTACTGTGCTCGTCATGGGGGTGTTGTAGTTTTTATTTAAAACTACTTGATTCGGATTTGTATCTTTTAGTGGTCCGTACTTTTTATAAAAATCTGGAGACAAGAACGCCGCCTGTCCCCCCAAAGTGTTTATGTCGTGACATAGTTTATGAAATACCATTGACCCTCCGCTATGATCACCGTAATTTATTGGATAAAAAAGTATCCTCATCTATGCACTCCAATTATGTTTTGAGAAAAAATGCACTTATACTTGCTGTATAACTGCTCTGCTAGAACTCCATCTGAAGTCTCATCTTTGTTGTACCATCCTCCAATGGATAGCCAAGCTTTTTTACTAGCGACCACTTGCATACAATCAATGTTATGCAGCCTTACAGGAAATCCATCCAACAAAGTCTTGTGCTGAGGATTTCTAGTTCTTGCCAAACTTCCAGCGGCAGAGCGAAGAACGCCCTCCATTAGAATAGGAGCCACTATTACTTCATAGCAATTATCGTAAACATCAGAAACGCCTTGTGTTTCGTTACATGCATCGTGCATATCTACTTCACGGGCTAAAAATAGTGCATAGGCTAGTCCGTAAAGGGCGTCAGGGAATAGTAGGTTGTCTGGATTAAAATGCACAATGTAATCACCTTTAGCCTCTCGAATGCCTAAATCCCTCAGAGTGTGGCCCCAGTCGTTATACCTAGTCTTGGTTTCTTTAATCTTGTAATCTATGTTGTGTTGATCATATTCTGACTTAAAACTTTTGGGGATGGGCCTTGAGGTGGGTCCATCGTGATAGACGAGCACCTCGAAATTCTTATATGTTGATTGTAAAATAGACCGCATACCCTCCAAAAATTTCTCATCCGATATTACACCATCATAATGAGGCACAATTATACTAAACTTTGGCTCTTTAAACTTCCGCTCTTTTAACTTCGGCGTTTTCATTTTTTAACTTAAGTAATTCGTTGTAAAGGGTAATCCTTTTATCCACCATCTTATTCATATTAAAGTTCTCTTCGGTAAGTTGATGAAGATTCTCACCCATACGTTTCACCATATCAGGCTTCTTAGCGCAAAGAGAAAGAATCCTAACCCACTCAGATATACCTTTCTTCGGATCAATCAGGAACCCTGTCTCCCCGTCTTTAATCCATTCATCATAACATCCTACATTACTGGCTACTAGAGGAATTTTATACCTTCCACACTCGGCCACTTTAATTTCAGATTTACTGTCATTAAACTCATTCATCTCAAGAGGAGCTAAAGCCACATCCATAGTAGAATAAAACTCCCCATACCTATCTGCTTGCTTGGCGTAATGAATATTCCAGTTCTTACCCCCCTTAAATCCTCGTAAGATGATCGACTGGTACTTCTTCCAAACGTCTGTCTGCCAGTCTGTGTTGCCTGGAGGTGGGTGCCCATAGAAATCCCACTGACAGTTCTCGCGGCCCACACGCTGGTTTACGAGGTGCGGTACGCCAGAGAAATACTTGAGGTCCTGTTCGTGGTGAATGCCTCCTACCCAGCCGAAGCGAACGTAGTTCTTCTTCTTAACTTTCGTCTTAGGCATGTTCCAGCAAGGAAGATTGTAGTCAATAGTATTTTTAACTACTGCTAAAGCATTTCCTTTTCCAATGAAGGGCTTAATCCTTTCTGCAAACTTTTCCTGAGTAACTGTAACTAGATCCGCGTGGCTGTAAATAAACTTTGCTATCTCCTCTAACCCCTGCTGTTTATACACATCATACAGTCGGTGCCCTGGATAAAGATTGGTAAGCAAATCATCCGTATCATAGTGGACTAAACACCCGTACTCTTTTGCTTTCCCTACGACCCTAGCAGTATAAGGACCACCAAAATTGGACAGGTTCTGGGTGAACACGATATCAGCCCACTTTAGGTTTTCGAACTCCCAATTCTCTTCCCACTGACCTGTCTTCTCATTTCTACCCAGCGGATTTTTGTCCCACCTAATCTCTACTTTATCTCCATGAAGCTCTTCCAGCTTTCTCATAGGACATATGATTCTATAGTACGAACACCCGCCCTCGTTAGCGGGAACACACAGTATTTTTAGCTTTTCTTCAGTCATAATAAAAAAGGAAGGCACCCCGTCAGTGCCCTCCTATTATAGTCTAATATCAATATAGTAAATTCAAAAGACAAATATTAGACTAGTTCTTCTTCCTCTTCCATAACGGCCATTTCACTGGCTTCTGAAGTGTGGGAAACTCCGATAGCAGCAGCTATACCGTGAATGGTGCCAGCGATATCGACATTGCTATCAGTCGGAACCATAGCCTTGATAGCCTTGGCATAGTTCTTACGCTTTCTGCGGCTGATTAGAGTCAGAACACCTTCCCAGGCAGCAAGGCCAGGAATGAAGGTAGAACCGAGACCGATCAGTGCATCAAGAATCCCTGGAACATCGCCCTCACCAGGAGAGAAGGGAACATACGCGCCCTCCTCAATCAGGTCATCACGATCAGCCAGGACAAGCTGGGTGCCCTCAGGAAGCTCACCAACCACGCTGGCGGGTAGAGTCTCAAGCGGGACTGGCTCCATCTCAGCGCCCTCTACGAGTTGGGATGGAGTGGTTACAACAGTGTCCTCACCGAAGAGGTCACTCAGGAGTTTGCAAGAGGTGAAACCCGTCATGATAACGAGCACCGCTGCAAAGGATAGAATAAGGTTTTTCATAATCAGCTTTGAAGTTTAGAGAGATAATCCCCGTCCGAAACATCTTCATCGGGACCGTTGGGGTTACTAAGTTCGGGAAGCCCAGTAAGAGCCGCCACCACTTTCTTGTACTCCTCGTAATCCTCTAGCTTAACGAGGGAGTGGATGTCATGAAGGCTGTCCATAGCAGAGGCAACCTCAGCTTTAGATCCAGCAGGAGAAGACTTGGGGCGAGGGGCCGACTGATCGTACTTAGGCCACTGTCCTTCCATCTCCTTGATGATCTTGAAGTCATGCCCGTCCGCAAGGTCGGTGATGTCACCGAAGTCCTCGTCAAGCATAGCCGCAATGATCTTCTTGAACAGAATGACACCAACAGAGAGGATCTTGACATCCCCAGAGTTGCGGTCAAGAATGTTCATGTAGTAACGAGCGCGAGGCTTAATCTGCCGCGCAAGATCCTCGTCTTCCTTCTTACCCGTCTTCCACAGACCGTAGTACAGGTCGCACAGAGGGCAAGCCTCACCATGCACCTTACGGCAGTGGTAGTTCTTGGTGTTCCCGTCAGGACCCGTCACGCGGTGAATCTTAGTCTCCGCATAGAACTCATGGTCATCATCCTTTCCAGGAAGGATACGGACAGCGTTGCTGCCCTCAGGGATTTGGTAGAACTTGTTAAGGAAGTCCGAGTTGTTGGAGGTAGTGCCTCCACCGTTAAGTTGTTCGTGTTTACGCCGTAGTGCTTCTAGATCAATAGCCATTGTAGTTTCCTCAGTTATAAAGTTTAGTTTCTGCGCGTCGGTTGCTTGACATTTGTACAATCATGTCTTTCTTGTGCTCAAGAGCCCGACACAAACCCTTGAGAACCTCGTACCTGAACGAAGCTTCGTTCAGATCCTTGCTCGCTGTAATGTAAGCTTCATCGCTCATGACCAGATCGTCTAGGTCTTTCGCTGTAAGCTTAACGGATGATGCATTCTTATGCCCTGCCCGCAACTTGGCGGTGAGGGCGTTTACATCTGTGTTCAAATCATTGTACTCATGCTTTGCAGATGCCATCAGTCCATGATAGTACGAATACATGGAAGCTTGATGTGACATTTCCGTTTCAATTTGGTTTTGGTTAACTTTTGAGATTGCCTCAGAAATCTCCTTGTAGTTGTCCCAGTTGAAGTTAGTAAGAAGGTCTTGTATTTGTTGGTCTTGCATTTGTAGGTACTCCAGTAGAAGTCGAATTACTTGTACTTCTATTAGAGCTTGGGGGAGGAGTTTGTTCAACAGGTTTCTTAGAATAATCTTCTGAAGTTAGAGGAGCATATCTTACCGTCTCATCAGGTATAGGAAATTTTCTTCTGTATTCCTCTGCCGTAACAAGAGTTAAGTTTCCCTGCGAGTCTCTAGAGATATAGTCTCCAGGTAAACCTCTAAAAGAAGTTTTTTTGGGGTTAGTTCTGTCGAACCTAACCAAGCCAAAGGGTTCATTAATTAGATAGAGTCTAGCACTTCTGGTTTCTCGGACAAACTTGTCCGCAGGAATGGAAGCAAATACCCAAGTCCCTTGCCTCCTAATTGATATTTTTCTGAGCACAGGTGAAGGCTTTCTATAAATATCATATGGTTTTATTCTCTTCATTTATAATCTCAAATAGTTTTTGGTTAAGGTTTATTAGCATTAGCCAACCTCTAGAAATTAGGGTTGTCATCTCCTCATTAGTATGAGTAGGGACTACCCCGGTTTCTTCATGGCCCCCTAATCCACAAAGTTCAAGAACGATATGAGTAAGCTCATGCACTAGTGTTTCTCTAGCAGTCTCATGGTCCATGTCTTTCTCTAAAGAAATAACTCCTTTATCGAAGTCTGCGGAACCGTAACACTTCTCACTAGCTTCCCTCAACCCTCTCTTGATATTTAGTGTGTAGGAACGATATCCCACCAAAACTTCTGTTATACCTTCCTCAACCAGTCTATCTAAAATGTTGTGCTGCTTAGTCGGCATCGAAACCTCCATCAATCTCAGTCATTCTAAGTGTACCATAATCAACACCCATATGCACAGAGAACCTCGGCCTTCCGTTACGGGACTTGATTACATAGGCACGCATGACCCCATTGTCAAACTCCTCTTCTGACTGGTTCAGCGACATAGCGAAATCGCAGGTGCGAATCTTTCCGTAGCTGTCGCCTAGCTCTGCGTCAGTGATGACCTGAACCATACGTCCCTGCCTGTTAGTCTGAGTGGCAGTCCAAACAAGGATATTAAACTCCATAGCCACGCCCCTAACCTCTTCAGCGATACGCTGCTGCGCGAGGTACTCCTTCTCAATCTCACGCACTGGGCGCATAAGCTCAAGGTAATCAATAATTACAAGATCGGGGCAGAAGTCGTCGTAGTTTTGTAGCTGAACCAGAAGGTTGCGGACGGTGTTTGAAGACGCCTGACCCGTAGGAAACTCCTTAATTACTAGGTCGCTGCCTGGGAACCGCTCCTTGAACATGTTGAGCCTCTCCTTGACCGTAAGCTGAGAGGACGGATCCTTTAGCTTGAACTGCGGGACAAGCGTAGTCACCGAGTCGAATCGCTGCGCGATCTTGTCCTCGCTCATCTCCAAGGAGACGTATAGAACCTTCTGTCCCTCCATCATCGCCTGTACGCCCTGGTTGACTAGGTAAAGCGACTTGCCCACGCCAGGAGGGGCTACGACCATAGCAAGCTCTTTCTTGCCTAGGCCCCCCTCCAAGGACCTGTCGATGGAAGGTAGAACAGTCTTGTACTTCTCCTTCTTCTCCTCGTTGAAGGTACGGTCCCACCGCATATGGATGTCCGTGAAGTAGTCCTGGCCCGTGTCCACATCTCGATGGACGAGGAGGGCCTCCTTTACCAGAGCCTCTACCTCTTCCATCCGGTCTTCTTTGACCAACGAGATGCTTTCCGCAATAGCAGACTTCATGGCCTCCTTCTTGGCGAAGGTCTCCACGATGTCCAGCATGTACTCCGAGTTACTAATTGTAGCCTCATCGAGGCCATTGATGTAGGTAAGCTCGTCGTCATAGTCTGACACGCTCTCTCTGGACCCAAGCTTGTCCTTCACATCCTGAAGGATAAACTCATCCGTAGGCAGCTTGCCATACTTTTCATAGTAGTTACGAACAGTTGTAAAGATTCGCGCATGAGACGGATACTCAAAGTGTTCCGGCTTTACGAGGTTGACGATTTGCAGGTAGAAGTCCTTGTTAGACTTGAGAAAGTAGAGGATTCCACGCTGAATGTTGTCAGAGAAATCGTAAGCCATTTTTACTATTGTTGCTTCTGTGGTTTTGTGATGTCTAGTTTAGTGCTTCCAATATCTTTGAAGCCTTTTTCGTTAGCTGTATCATAGGCTTCCTGAGTAAGATTTTTTGCTCTTTCCACCTTTTCTGAGGTCTCTTTGTCAGAAAGCTTTTTTACATGTCCGTCCCTGGCTAAAGCATCGAAATCAAACACAGCAGGTTTATAACGAAAGTCTTCATTATTCATAGCGTCTTTACTTGTCTGAATACTTCCAGTCAACCAGCGGTCAGCAGAAGTTTTGTCCCATCCCTTCTCCGCATGTTTTTTAAACCTTTGCCTTACGGTATGAAAATCTCTATCTTCACCCCAGCTATGCTGAAGGTTCTGATTAGCGTAGTATCTTTCCGAAAGCTTATTGCATTTCGGACACCTAGTCCTATCAGGAGCTTTACCTACCGGGAGATCTCTCTCCCAGTAGATATTGCAGTCCTGGCATATCCATTCAAATATTGCCATCAGTCTTCCCAGTATGGGTCGTCGTCCCTCGGAAGGGGCTCCAACTCAGGCTGTGCAGTCTCCTCCTGCGAGGGAGCAGACATCGGGTGACTGCACTGCGGCTTCGACGGGTTCTGGCTTTGACATGTATTTTCCAATGTTTTCCTCCGTTAGTGGAATAGCTTGTAGCGGTTCGTTACCCTTTGATCCTGCTCTGTAGACAGTAAGACCCTTCAGGTAAGGAGAGAAGTCTAGAGCCGCCTGTGAGAACTGCTCAGGAGTTGCCTCCGCAGGAAGGTTAATTGTCTTGGAGATACAAGAATCAATATACTTTT